GAGGAAGCGGATTTCCTCGAAGGTCTCGGTGAGGAGATCGTTCCAACGGGAATGGGAATAGCCGACGGACTTTGCGACGACACCGGACCCTTCGCAGGTGAGGCAGGGCCGAGTGTTACCCTCGCCCTCGCGAATGAAACCGTTACCATGGCAGTCGGGGCAAATGTTGTTTGGTCCTTGACGGTTAGTCATAATAAGCTTCCTTTGCGCGTTCGAAGAACTCGGTGTTGATTTCCAGGCCCAAAACTGAGTGGGCGTTGAGGGCTTGGGCGGCCTTCATAGAATTGCCACTGCCGCAAGTTGGATCGAGGGCGATGGTAGTGTCATCCACAAACATCTCGAAGAAGGTGCGGAGCATTCCGACCGGCTTCTCGCTCATGTGGATTTCTTTGTCCTTGCCCGGCCACGCGACGGCGTTCGACTTAGCGCGGACAATTTTGCGATCACCAAGGGAGGCCATGAACGCGGTTTCATAGATGCGCCTCGGGCCACGAGACGGGTCGGGCAGGATGCCGGTGCCATCGTTCTTGTGCCAGATGAGGGGGAAGGGGTTGACGCGCCAGCCCATCTCGGTGAGCCGGTTGCGGGTGTACTCATAATAATCCATACTGAACCAGAACATCAAGTGCGCGGAGTCAGCCACGATGCTGGACATGGCGTTGCCTAAGTTGTCCAGCAAGTTGGCGTACACTTCAAACCCATCGTCATACCCACCGTGGGACTTGGCCTGGCCCTGATCGTGTTCGCCTGCGTTGATGCCGTAGGGAAAATCACAGTGGATGAAGTTGAACTTGGGGCCGGTGTAGGTCGGCCACCACTTGGTGAAGTCTGCGTTGAGGAGGGGGACGATCTTTTCCTCGCGGGCCTTCTCTGCGACGACGAGCTTCGCGGTGGGGTCGATGGTCTTGACTACGGAGGCCAAGGCCGATGTTGCCTTACGCTCGTTCTTACGGGTGACGATGCCTCGGGCGGTGGAGAATTTATCCGCCGACTTAACCATGTCGTTGCCGCCGCGAAGCTCCAGTGCAACGCCGATCATCTGCGAAACGGAGGAACCCGCCCGACCGAGGGCTTCGGCGGTCTTGGCGTGGGTCCAACTCTTATCGCGGGCGACCTGGAGTTCGTGGTAATTGAGGATCGCGAGGGCTTCGTCCTGCCATGGGAGGTTAGTCCGCGAGACGTTTTCCTCCAACTCGATGAGTTGGAGTTCGAGTTCTTCGAGGTCCTCGATGTAGTTGACTTCGATGTGAGTCCAGCCGAGGAGTCGCGCGGCCATCCAGCGGGTTTCGCCTACGCGAAGCTTACCGCTGCGCTCGATCACTGGAGGGTGAAGGATGCGGCCGGTGCGCTGGATGGAAGAGGCGAGCTTCTGAATGTCCTCGGGCTTGAGTTCCCGACGCTGGCGCTCGGAGCGGTCAACCCAAATGGAGTCGATTGGGATGAGAGTCATATCATGGACTCCACAATGTCGAGCTTCGACACGGGGATGACTTGGAGTCCGCTGACTTTATCGTGGCGCTTCTTGGCGAAGGCCAGGGCTTCGGCGCGGGTGAACTCCTTGGCGGACTTGAGGTCGGAAGTGTAGGCCCCGACCGTACCCCACCACGCATTCATCTTGATTGAGTAGATATAATATGTGTCCACTTGGACCCCCATCTGGAAAGAGTAATGGCGGGAGCCGAAACCCCCGCCAACTTCATCACGCAAGCGGAGCGGTCCGACCGAGCGAATGGTACTGGATGGACTTGTCGTTCGTGTCGGCACGATAGCCGAGGACGCCGAGGCACTGCTTGTTCACCGAGTCGTTCATCAACTCGAGGATGGTCTTGGAACCATCACCGCCGAGGTGCTTGACGAGGAACTCCTTCATGTTGAACATGGTCTGCTCGAAGCCGGCCTTGTCGTTCTCGTCCTTGGTGAACATGAAGTTCTTGGTGACGCGGATATTCTTGGCCTCACCGTAGGCAGCGAACAAGTCAGGGTCCACGTCATCGGTCGGGCGGACAGCGATGAGGGGGTACTCGATCGCTTCCCAGCCGGGGCCGCCGTTGCGGTCCTGAACATCGCGCCGGGTCGGAAGCTTAGTGACGACGAACACATAAGTCCCGATGGGAGCGAGCGGCGGACGTTCAACGGTATCGGCTACGCGGCTGGCGATTTCATCGAAGTTCATTTTTGATCCTTGAGTGTTGAGAAGATAGTGGCAAGACCAGTCCCCAAGTCCAGGTCCGGGGGTAGTGCGAACGGAGCTGGGTTCTTGAGGTCGATTGTGCCAGTCGGAAGGGTCTTGATCTTCCGCTTGACATTCTGTCCGAAACCAACAGTCTCGGCCAAAATCATTGTGTTGAAGTACTTGGGGATCACGTCCCCGAGAGCCTGGCCGACGGCCGAAGGCCAGCCCTTCACAGTGCCGTCCGGCATCTCGCGGCGCTTGACGTGCGTGATGAGGAGGACGTTGCACTTGAAATTCTTGCTGGTGATCGAGGCGACGAAGGACTCAATGGCGTCCTGTGCTGCGCCGAACCACTGGCGAGGGTCCTTGGATGAGGGGTTGAGGCCCTTGGCGAACTCGAAGGCTTGGTTGCCAAGACCGGTGAGGGAGTCGAGGACAAAGACGTACTCCGGTCCCCACTCGGAGGGCTTGGTGCCGTCGGACCAAGTTGTCATGAGCTTCATGGCCTCGACGAAGGCCTTGGTCTTTTGGGCCGGGTCCAACTGGGGGCCCTGAGTTGTGACGATGTAACTGTCGTTGACGGTGTTGAAGTCAACGAGGCCCGGCGGGATGCCCTCGGGCATTTCCCTGCGAAGGAACGAACGGAGCGAGTCCAGCCCGTTGTCCGTATCGAGGATGCGGAGCTTATATCCGGCCTTGGCGAGAGACACGAGGGAGCCAGTTTTGCCTGTGCCGGAGTCGCCGAGATAGATCAGCTTGGTGAACTGGCCGGCCTGATGATCGTTAATATCCACCATGGTGGGCTCCCTTGATCGGCGATGTGGGCATAAGCTTCGGCGGCACGGCGTTCAGGTCGAGCAACTGGCCGTGGATTGATGAAGTGAGAGCGCGGATGCGGTCGAGCAGTTGTGTGGTGGCGAGGGTCCGATCGTAGGCCGCGTTCACAAAACCTGTAGAGGGCTCGGGAACGTCTGATAGTGGCTCATGCGGAGGGGTGTAACCGAACATGCGTTCGTGCGCATCCTCGAGTTGCTTGCAAATTTCGATGGCGACTTCGTGGTTGAGATTTATCCGGTCGCGAAGTTCAACAAAGTTGGGCATGGTTTTTCCTTGGGTTGAGAAGGGGTTGGGCGGGAGGGGAGGAGGTCTCCCGCCCAGGCATTAGCGGGGAACAGAGGGGTCCCACACAACGCCTTTGGTGAAGGCACCGGCGAGGAACTGCTCGCGGTGCTCGGGGGAACGGGCGCAGACGAAACGGAACTGGCACCCGCCGTAGTTACCGCAAGCGGTGGGATTGCGGGGGAAGTGGTTTTCGAGAGTCGCCCGCTGCGTCCGCTCGATGAGGGCCATTGTGTCATCGTACCACTCGTTGAGTTGGGCCTGCGAACGCGGGGTGAAGCCGCGCTCGAACCGGGTGAAGCCAACTGCGATCTGCGCAGCGTCGATGATGACCCCGCGGACAGGTGTGGCGAAGATGGCCTGCCCGGCGAAGGTGTACATGGACATCTGGTCGTCGGGGGAGTAGCCGTCGAAGTACCGGGGGCTGATTGTGGACTTGGTGGTTTTCTGGTCCATCACCCATACGCCTTCGGCGTAGTTGACGAGGCGATCAAGGTGGCCGGAAAACACAATGCCGTCGTCAACTGGGAGGAGGAACGAATGCTCCACCGCGGGCGAACCGTCTGACAGGCGATGCACCGGCATGGGGTCCTCTTCAAGGGAATACATATCGAGATACCAGATGATGGTGCGGATGAGGGTCTCGCGGGTTTTGTAATTGTCCATCGAGTCCCAAGGGGTGTTGGTCGTGGAGTCCCAGGTATTGATGAGGGCCGTGGTGACAACCTTGCGCAGGGCTTCATCATGGTCAGCGCCGGCGAAGCGCAACTTGTAGTACGACTCCAGCGCGGTCGCGTACTCGGAACCGAACTTGAGGTGGACATTGACGCCGGGCGAGCCCCACTGTTCGATCATCTTGAGGTAGTACATGTACTGGCAGGCGCCCGCCAGCTTGATCGAGGTGGAGTCCCACACGACCTGAACGCCGTTGGAGAAGGATTTATTTTCGATCATCGGACTTCTCCTGAGTTGGGGGTGTGACGGGGGCGGAAGGTGCGTCAGCTTCCTCCTTCCCCTTTTCAGGCGAAGCCCCGTCACGAATTATTTCATAGCCCGCATCACGCAGGGCGTCTTGCAACTGGCGCTCACGGTCGCCGCGGTAAAAGCCTCGGGACATGTTAGAAATCCAGCTTGAGGTCAATGCCGGCCGCGGTGAGGGCGGACTCTTTGGCGGGCTTTTTCGCAGGCGTGACCTTGGCGGAAGTGCCGTCGAGGTTAAACTGAGAGCGTTTGTCCCGCATGGTCTTGATGATGGACTCGATGTCGTCGGAGGTGAGCGACAAAGGATCGCGGGCGAAGAGGGCGGCGAGGTCAGTCATTTTCAATCCTGATCTTGGGAAGGGCGGGGCGGGTGACTGCATTCTCGATGGACTCGATGTGAGTGCGGACGAGAGTGCGGACCACTACGCTAGGCTCGAGGTCGGGGTGGAGGGCGGCGAGTTTCTCCATGTCGCCCTCGAAAAAATTCAAGGTGTGCTTTTGGAAGTTACTCTTGCTCTTGGCCATCATCCAATCCGATCTTGACCTCACGGTGGAAAATCCACAGTGCGTCATTGCGCTTGGGGGAGAGCTTGACAAGCAGGTCGTCAAACTCAGGGGAGAGGGACTTACGAACTTCCATGAACTGCTGATACGCCGCCATGCCGGAACCGAGGAAGATGACTTCGAGGCCGATCTCGGTCTGCTTGGCTTGGATCAGTATGCGGTGGAGTTCTTCCCGGCGATCAAGGGATATCGCCATTGGGGGTGATCTCCAAAGTGTGGCGGTTGTGACCGTGCCACTCGGAAAGGACGCAGGAGAAGGTCACTCCCCGGTCCATGAACTGGCCGACGAGTTCGGCAGAGGCCCGGTCGAGGAAGCCGATCCAAGTGTCGGGGTAAGATGGCAGATCGGCTATCACCTTGACGGCGAACATGTCGAACTTGTTAGCGTGATCGCGGACGAGCGCGAGGGGCATACCCTCGGAGCCTTCGGCTTGGAAGGCCAGCTTTGCATCACGGTCGCGGAACGAGTGACCGGCGAGGGTCGCGGTAATCCGGGGAGGCACGGTCTCGGGCAGAGGCATGGTAGACTCCATTGGGTTTGGGGAAGAAACGTAGGACGTTGGCCGGACGATCCTTCCCGAAAGCCAAGAGGGAAGCGAGCCCCGGAGTAAAGCTCGCTTCCCAAATGCTGCGGGAGGTCAGGCCGCAGCCTGCTCGTCGTCGAAGCCGGACAGAGAAACCGACGCGGCCTTCTGCTTGGCCTCGAGGTTCTTCTTGGCCAGCTTGACAATGGCCTCGTTTTCCATGTTGGCTTCGAGGATGGCCTCGAGCTTCTCGTCGGGAACGTCGGACAGCTTCTTGTTCTGAGCCGAAAGCTGGTCGCGCAGGGCTTCCTTGATGAGCCGGCGGACTTCCTTCTCGAGCGGGTCGAACTTGCGGGCAGCGGCGACGGCCGCGATGGTGAACTCGTACTTGGCGTTCAGTTCCGCGAACTGGGCAGTGAGAGCCTCGACGTTGACTTCGCGGGACTCTTTCTCAGCGAGGTCGATCTCGGCCTGGACGGTCTTGCGGAAGTTGTTGCCAAGGTTTTCCTTGCGGGTCTGGTTCAGCGCCTTGGCTTCGCCCTCGGTCAGAACGTGACCGGTGTCGTAGGGCTGATCGACGGTGAAGTCATAACCAAGGATGGTGAGGGTCTTGGGTTCGGCCACGTAGGCCTCCTTTTTCGGTTGGGCGCATCATTGCGCAACGTGGGTAGATTGACAGAACTGGCGGCTAACGTCAACAAGAAAATGTGAGGTTGGTATGGGTTATTCACCCGGTATTAAAGCCATACCAGACTTCTGCAATATGGCTTTTCGCAGGATCACTCGGACTAGAGACCCCGTAGTCATGTGAAGGGATCGGGCCTTGTGATCAAGGTTCACGTGCAACTCGCGGGGGAGGTAGACCTTGATGGTCTTGCCGTAAGTTTTATGCTGGCGGGGGATATTAAGGGCCCGTCGCCAGCGGGACATGGTGGAAGTGGAGATGCCAAGTTGAGCTTGGATTTCTTTCGATTGGACGCCCTGCCGGTATAGGTCGGCAAAGCGTTTGCGCATGGCGGCTGTGTGGCGGATGCCGGTGGAGGTCATCATTCACCCTCTCGGATAGCGGCTGCGATGTTCATGGCGGCGATGTTTTCTCCAGCCTCAAGTTCGTTGCGGGCACCGTTTGTCCGTTCCTCTCGTTCTTCGGCAATCCTCGCGCACCGATCACGCTCGGCCTGCACAGCAGCGTCTAGCTGGTCCTGCGTGTAGAGGGGCTGCGCGTCTTTGAACCCGCGCGGCTCTAGGCCGTAATAGAGCCAGAAGCCGGGGCGCGCATTGGCATCGGGCCTGCGCCACGCCACCGGCTCCATCGCAACTCGTGCATTATCTGCACTGGTTGGGGGTAGCGGCGCGAAATAGTAGTAGCGATAGGTGCTGTCGAAGTCGTCCTCATACGTCGCCCTGAAATTCGGCTGCCTCGTCGCCCTGACACTGATGGGGTTCTCGGCTCCATCGCGTGCCCGAATAGCCAGCCATCCCGGCTCGACGTTATATTTGATCTCGTCCTCATCTGGTTTTTTGACAATCCAATGAGCGCGGTGGCGGTTGACGATCTCGAAGGGGTTCACGCCGAACGTGGCGATGATGTCGTCGGGTGTGTCTGTCATGGCTTGGGCCTCCGATCCAGCTGCGTGTCCTTCGGAATAACTAGCCCCGGATGAGCGGTGCGTGCTCGTTCCAGAACTGTGCAGTCGCACGATCCGCGATGGCCGCAGCGGGGGCATGGATTGAGCCATGGGTAGCCCGGCAGCGCGCGGAAAATCGAGGGTGTGTCTGTCATGGCTGCTCCAGTGCTGATCGCGGCGTTGTATAAAAGGTCATTCTGGGATCACCTTCGCGTCACGGAGTATCTGCATCAGCGTTGCGGTGACGTCGCCTTCCCAGGTTCCAGAGCCATCCAGCACAAGGTAGTCGGCAAGCCCGAGTGCCTTACACAGCTTCTCCAGTACGAACAGGGCGGCTTCGTCTTTTATGTGCTCCATCGCTTCTCTCAGCCTCTCGTTCTCTGCTGTGAGGCGGGTGATCTCGTCGGCGGCGTCCGCACCGTCACGAAACGCGATGCGGAACAGGGTTATCAATTCTTCCTGTTCGTCCCAATCACGGGACATCTGCTCGGCGGCGAACCTGTGCCACTCCTGCAACCGTTCAACCAGCGTCATTGTTCGTCTCCTGTGCGGCGCGCAGGTCTTCAGGAGACCATTTTGCGATGTGCGCAAGGATGCTCTTTTGGTTGGGGTGGAACCTGGCAAGCGTGTAGTCTTGGCCGCATCTGTCGCACTCCGCTTCAATGTAAGCGTGCAAGAGACCCACGCCGTCATAGCCGGAAAGGACGACACGGCCATACAGCCCATCGCCAAACCATCCGGCACGGCGGTGATGACCAATCAATTTACAAATAATGCGCTTCATGGCGTAGTCTCCTGTGTGGGCTTGCCGCTGATGAGGGCGAGGAGAGCATCATGCGCTTCACCGATCCTGTTGGTAGTGCGCCAATTGTCCTCCATGTTTGTCCATGCGTCACGCCACTCGATCAGCGCGTTGATTAGCGGCAGCATGGCGGCTGGGCTGGCGGCGGCGATGTAGGCGGCGTTGGCCTGTGATGTCGGCCCGCATCCGGTCGTCGCAGGACATTTGCCATCCGCATTCAGCAAATAGAGAGCGTCGGCCAACTGCTCGGTGTCGCTGACCTGAGCAGCCAACTCGTCAATGGCCTGTTGCCTGTCGGCTATGGGTTGCGCGTAAACGCCCCACTCGCCCTGCGTAGCAGCCTCGGCCTTCGTTTTGAGGTCGGTGAGGTTGATGGTCATGGCTTATCCTCTCGGGCTTTGAGCATGGCCGACGCCATGCTGTAGGCAAACGATGCGATGTTGGCGATATTGCCACCCCCTTTCGGATTGGCCAACTCGCCCTGCATCGCCATTCCAGCGAACCAGTCGCGCAAGGTCATCTCGGGAATTTTTGGCCTCTGCTTTTCAGCTTCCGCCTTCATCCAGTCTGCAAAGCCGCTCAATTCAAAACCTCCGGTTTCTCGTGATCATAGTAATAGTGCCAAATACCGTGGGCGAGTTCATAAAGGTCGCACACAGCGGCACCGGCGATTACATCTTCTTCGACGCAGCGGTCGTAGAACTCCTCTGTGAGGGTGGGGAGTTCCACATGGGCGAACCACGCTTTCATGATTGGGAAGGTGATGTCGCGGGCGAGGACGAAAGTGTCCTTGTCGGAGTCGGGCAGGGTACGAAGTTTGGAAATAATTTCCATCTCCATCTCCCTTTGCATTCGGCGCACCTTCTGAAAGACCTCCTCGATGAGGATGATCTTGGTCTGCCGCTCGGTCATTTTTTCGATGATGAACTTAATCGTCGCCATTGATGAAGCCCTCGGAATAGATGTAGGTGAGTGTGGACTTGGACCGGGTGATTGCGACGTAACGCAGGTTGCGTTCCTGCGGAGCGTCGCGGTCGATGAGGTCCTCGTCGAGGAGGTAAACGTCATCGAACTCGAGGCCCTTGGACTTGTGCACGGTCATGAGCTTGACCGGCCCGCCGAGGGACAGGACCTTCTCCGCGTATGCAATGGCGTCGGAGAGGGTGCGGCCCTGTCGGATGAACACCTCGAGACACGCAGCTTGGTCATGGACCTTCGCAGGGACGCGGGACTTTTCGAGTTTCTTCGCGGTCCAATCGGCGAGTGCGGCGAGGGCTTCGGCCTGGGTCATCTTCTCAGGGCCGAGTTTCCTGAGCCACTTGACGAGGGTCTTGCCGATGTCGGAACCGACAAGTTCGGGGTGGCGGCCGTTGCGCAACAACTTAATCGCGGTGGAGAAGAGGGGCGCATTGTTGCGGCAGAGGATCACGCCGTCGTCGGGGATGGTGGAGGCGTCCCATGACGCAAGCGTGGCGATGGAACCGGGCTTGGCATTCGGCCCCCACTTCATTGTTGGCGCGCGCCAAAGTGCGGCCTCGACAATGGCGATCGGGCATCGGAAAGAGACGGTGAGGGTCATGCGCTCCATTGCGAAGGTGGTTTCGAGGTTGGCCATGGAGTGCTGATCCGCGCCCCGGAAACCGTAGATGGACTGGCACTCGTCACCGACGGCGATAAGCCTGCGGCGGGCGAACTTCTTGAGCATCACGTGGTTGAGAGGGGAGAGGTCCTGGGCCTCGTCGATGAGGACCACGGGCGGGCTGGACCACGACACGGGCCAAAGAGTGGGCATGAAAAGTTGGTCCGAGAAGTCGAGGACCATCGGCCCGGCGAGACCCAGGGCCTCGTCGCATGAGCGGCGCATCAACTCGGAGATGAGGAGTTGTTCCGCGGGGAGGAGTTCTTCCTCGGTGGTGGAGAAGAATTCCTCGTCGTCGAGAAGGGGCGTGGGAAGGGCGTTGCCCCGGATCGGCGGGCGGTAGTCGTCAGGCAGCCAGCCGCGCGTCTTGCCCTCTTCGAGGACGGACATGAGAATGGTGAAGCGGTCCCACAGGTATTTCTGCAGGTCTTCGTCCTGATGTTCGATGGCCTCCTTGACGAGGCGGTAGATTTTCCCCGAGTCCACCTTCGCGCGCTGGCCGAGGTTCGCAGTCCACGTGCGGAAACCGAGGGAATTGAGAGTCATGGACTCGCAGTTGGGCGGGAGGCGCTTTTTCATCTCCTCCGCGATGCGCTTGTTGAAGGAGATCGCGGTGATCTGCGTGTTGGGCAGGGCCTCGGCGATGAGCACGAGGGTCGATGTTTTCGCGGCACCGGCAAGGGCGGAGATGAGGAGGTTCTGGGAACTGGAGGTTACGAAGTCCACAATGGCGGACTGTTCAGGTGTGGGGGTGAAGGTCATGGGGTTTTCCAAGGGTCGATGCGGGTGCTGAGTTGATTGCGAAGGAGTTGGGCCAGGTTTTTGATCCGCTGGGCGGTGTCCTTGGCTTCGGGAGTGGTGGAACTGGCCGTGATGATAGCGTTACAGTTCATCTCCATCATGCGGACGGAGCCGGACAATCCGTTATGTTTCCAGATGTGTTGGCGTTTGTTGATCATGGCGCTTCTTTGCTGATTGAACGAGGTTGAAGTTTTTGATGCGGATACGGCCCACCGATTGCTTCATTCCGTGGGTGCGCATGAGGCGAAGAGGGAGGTCTCGCAAAAGTAACTCGATTTCAAACTTGATTGATCTGCCAGTAGCGGGGCCTCGTGTGGGTATTTCGATGAGGATTTTCTCGGTGCGCCAAGTCATGAGAGTTTCTCGTAGTTGAACCCACGTGCGGGCTTGGTGCGAACATCAATGATGTGAAACTGAGCGGCTGTACCCGCCCACAGAATGCCGAAATTAAAGGCTGCGACGATTGAAGTTAGTGCGCTCATGTCGGCAACTTCGGCGGTGAGGGCCAATGGCCTATCTTTGGTGGGATTGGGCCGTTCGAGCAAGAAGTAAAATCGCATTAGATGAGTCCTTCCAAGTTGAGGTTGATGCCGGAGAGTTTCGACGGAACTGCGATGTCCCGCTCCCACTCGGCGACGATGGTGCAGGCTTTATCCACGGCGGACTGTACGTCGAACCCCCACGCGCCCTTGCTGTAGTGCCAGCCGGGGCGCTTCATGTGGGCGAGGTACATCACGCCGCCTTTCACGCGGTGAACGTGAAGGGAACTAAGTTCAAATCCTTCGGGAATGGTGAAGTTCATTTGAGTCCGAGGTCCTGAACCATCTGCAGGGCTTCGGCGAGGAGGTTGTCCTCGTCGGTGAGGGGAATGCCGATGTCGGACTGTTGAACAGCCGGAACCGGGGTGTCCTCCGGGGAGATGAGCGGGAGGCGAGTCCCGTCCTCGAGGACAATCCGCGCTCCCATGTCGATAGGAGTCCATGAGACATGGACTATGGAAGAGCGAGACTTCTTGTCGTGCTGGATCACCATAGAGTCGTATGGCGTGACGACGGCTTCACCGGGCCGGGCGGCCTCCATTTGTTGCCGGAGGAGTTTCCGAAACTTGTACGCGCGGACTACCCAAACGGTGGCCTGCTGGAAGGTCGGAAACTCGATAGCGGATCGCCCGCCGAGGGAGACGAGTTTCTCCAAGGCGGTGCGAATGTCCGAGTAGGTGTGGATGTTGTTGCTGGCTGCGGTCATGGGAGGTCGATCTGCTTGAGGCGGAAAACCGCGGCCTCGAACACCCGGCGGCGGGCGCGAAGTCGGCGCTGTTCATTGCGCCGAATGCGGTTCTCCTCGCGGAGGGAGATGATCTGGTGCTGGAGCGACGCGATCGTGATGGAATTGGCCTCGATCGCCCGCTCGTGCTCACGCACTTGATCGTTGAGGGAGGCCACGTGGGCCTCCTCCGTTGCGATGTCCTGAATTGGGGAGTTGAGGGCCTGGGTCAATTGGTGGTCCTTTCGGCAATCCCGCGGACCTCGAGCCATGAGAGCGTCATCTCATAGGCGGCGATGGTCATGCTGGGCCACGAGGAGATGTACCGCCCCTCCTGATCAGCCATCATGATGTGGCGCACGGTGACTTCGAGAAGGGGCATGGCGAGCAAGGCCTCGTTGCCGGGTTCCCGTTTCGGGAGGTTGAGGATCATGTCGATGATCTTTGCGCGAAGAGCGAGGACTTCTGCGTCGGTGAAGTGGGGCATGTTAAAAATCCAGTTTGAGGGTGATGCCGGCGAGTTCCAATGCGGACTTGCGGGCGGGTTTTTGCTTGGATGGGAGTTTGCCGTCGGGCATTGCGCCCGAGACTCCGCGCGGGATGCGCTTGACCTTGGCTTCGGGATATTTGGCAAGCGCCTCGGCGAGGCGGGAGTCGACGGGTTCGGAGTGCGTGATGTTGCGCCGCCCGTAAACGCGCTCGTAAGCGGTCTTGACACCGAGGTCAAAGTCGTTGGGTTGAAGGTTGGCCAACCGCTCCTGCAGTCGGTCGAGCCGGTCGGCGCACTTGAAAAGGAGTGCGGCAATGCGATCGTCCTCGCCGACGAATGTATCGGCGAGGGTCTGCAGTTCGATCGCGTCAATGTCGATCAACTGGCGGCGTGTCATTCGGCAAGCTCGCGAATGAGGCGGGCGAGTTGGGGAAAGGTCCACTGCCGCGCGCCGTCGTTGAGTTCCCACCACTCGGGCTCGAAGTTGTCATCGGGATCGCGGTCGGGATAGACCTCGGCAAAGAGCACCCGGCCCTCGTCGGACTGGAAGAACTCGGCCGGAATGCGAGTCGGGAGACCGTACATGTACGGGAGAAACTCCGACGGAGGAGTGATCTCGTGGAGTTCCGCGTGGCCGACTCCAAACATCGCTCTACAGGGATATTCCTCGACGAAGTTCATACCGTATTGGTTTTTCCACCTGCGTTCGCCGTGCTGGCGGACTCGATTATTTCGCACAAGGTCCGCGACCTCGATGGCGAGGCCCAACACGCAGAACTCTTCAACCGCCGCGTCGTTGCGGAAGGCTTTGCGGTGGAGCGCGCCGGTGCCTTGGGCGTATGCGCCGGACTCGAGAAGGTTGCAGAGCTTATGCCGAGCTTCGATTTGTTCGGGGGTGCCGGGCAGTTTATCCCATTTCATGACTGGTTCTCCGTGAGGTAATGGTTGAGGGCCTCGATGGCCCCTGTGTAGTCACTAGGGCGGAATGTCCGCGCTGTGATTTGGCTGGCCGCGCGCATCATGGCACTCGGCGTGTACCCGCGATTGGGCTTCATCTTGTGCCGGACCCACATAATGAGCCCGTGCTTGATGACGACCGCGCGGTAAACTTGGGGATCGACAAACATCAATCCATCCTCGCCACGTCGAATGTGCCATCGTCCCTGAGCACGAGGACAATCGCGCTGCGATACATGATGACGGTCTCCGTGGGGAGCCGCATCCATGCCAAGGGCTTGAGAATGGAGTCGCCGGGATACTTGAGTGCGGGCGGGTGATCCGGCTGGGTATGGGGGATGAGTCGCCAACCGCCGAACGGACCCCAGCCGCCGCCGTGGGCATATCGTTCGTCGATCTGTTCCGCCGCCGGGCGATCATCGCCCTCGGGAAAGAACAACGGCACCGCCCCGAGGTAGGCTTCAATGTGCCGAACACTGGGATCGTAAGTCCACGGGCGAAAGCCTGCGATATGAAACGTACCCATGTCACTTCCCCCGCATCTGGCGCGATTTGCGCACTGCATCACGGCAGCCGAGCACCCAATCGGCTGCGTCGCGGGAAAGGAACAGCCCCAGTGTTTCGTGCTCGTCGATCGCGGCGTACACCTTGGCGGGCGAATGATCGGCATTCAAGAAGGTCGGTGACTCATGCACAGTGATCGACTGATTGTGCGGATTGTGCGCAATGCGCTCCATGATAATTCTCCGGTTTGAAGTTGGCCGGGGCACACCATCGCGCCCCGGCCTTGGGTGTTATGCAGTCGGGGCGGGCACTTCATCCCGCATCACATCGCGGGCGACTTCGAGCGCGTTCCCAAGGTTCCCGTTGGGAAACCGCCGAGCCAACTCGCTCACGATCATCGTCGCGGCCTGTTCGGGGGTTACGCCCTCTTGATGGAGCATTGCCCAAACACCGGCCTCGATGATATCGCACGGCTGGGTGACAACTGTGCGGTCTGTCTCCCCATGCAACACATCAAGCGCTCTAAGCACAATCCGATGTACCGAGTCGGTGCCGTTCAAATCGCCGGCCTCCATCGCAAGCGCATACGCCGCCTGCTCGATGTTGTACGGGCTTCGATCCAACTTGGTGTTGGTTTCCCCATGCCGCAGCTTGATCTGCATTTCATTCCATTCAACTGCATTGCGATCAATCATGATCGGTCTCTCCGCCGGCGCACCAACCCGCCGACTGGTTGTTGGGTCGATCCCAACGGCCAAGGCCCATGCCACGTGGCCCTCGCCGTTGAACTCCGTTCCCGACCCCATCATTATACCACAAACTGGAGCCCCGGTTCAACCCCCCGACCGGGCCTTTGAGGACCACTTGGCCGGGGACTAATAACCTAATGGTTTGCACCCCCGACGCGCATATGCGGATGCGTATGGCTCTGACCTTGGTGGTTGTGTTGTTGGTTTTGTTGTTGGTCCTCTTGTATTAAAGTAGTGTTCCGTATGTAAGCAAGAGAGCCATACCAGTTTCCGATATGGCTCCATTACCGGGCAACTGAGCCATATCATTCGCACTCGCGCGTCGAGACCGCCCGGCATTAGGTTAATAGGCCCCGGCCAAGGGACACTCAAAGTCCCCCGACCGATGCCGAAATTGAACGCCATAGCGGTCAGAACCGGACGCAACCCGCGATGCCTTGCATCCACCCGCAGCCCGGATGAAGGGCCATTGCGATTATCGCGAATGCGAAGGTCGATCCGAATATGATCCCAAGGGCCAAGCCCAATGCAATCGCGCCGACTTGCCAATCACGCATGGGTTACTCCTGAATGTCCACTTTGCCGGTCGAGTCGGGAATGTTAAATTCTTTGCGAATATCCCGCTCGGCCATGAAAAGGTTCTCCCCGGCATACGCGCCATGCGTGCGGAAAAACTCCTCGCGGGCATTGCCCATTGCCGTGCCGGGCTCGGCGCGAAGAATGGCCTCGATAAGGTCGGCGACATAAATAGCGGCGATTTTGTCCATGATAATTCTCCGGGTTTGTGTGGTGGGGGCCGTGACACCACGCCACGGCCCCTTGGTTGTTAGATCGCGATCTCGATCGCTTTGGCCGCATTCTGGCGCGCAACTTCTTCTTCGGCCAATTTGCGAATGGCCTTCTTGGTCTTTTCGTCCTGCCGGTCGAACGCATCGTCTGCGAGTTCGGCGCGTTCTGCTGCGTCAAGCGCCTTCCACGCATCGTCACCATTCGCCGCGATGACCTTGGCTTTGATCTTCGGCATAAGCAGGGTCCGAATGGCGGCCGTGATCGGATCGACCTTGCTTGCGCCCGAACGTTCCACGCCCCACTTTCCGGCCGCAAGATTATCGGCAACGGCTTGCATGGCCGTCCGCGCCACGTCGGTGACTCCCGCGCGTTCAATGTCGGTCAAGTCGGCCCATTTCTTGCCCGTGCCGTTCGAGCCCGCTGCCGCGTCACCGACCTTTTGCGAAAGCCCATGTTCCACGAGTCGGGCGATGATATGGTCCGGTAGAGTTTCCGTGGCGATGATGCAACGCGCGCCATTCCGTTCGATGACGATTTCAGATGGGACTTCGATAATGACCTTGGTCATTTGATAACTCCGGTTTGTCGGCGGCCCCCAATGGGCTCGCTCTTGACAATCCCAATGTGGCTCCAATTCCATTTCATTGATAGGCCCATTTGTGGAATATTTTTGCGTTTTGCGCCCCCATGCGCCGAGTCCCACGCCGGGCGATTAACCAATGGGACTTGCATTTAATCTGGATTAATTGGGCCTTCGGAATTTAATCCGGCCGTGACCCCCACCCCCATGCGCGTGCACGTAGCGCGGGCGATTTCGCCGCACCCACCCCCCACACCCCCCACCCCGACCCCTGCGCGCAATTTGTGAATGTAGCACCGATATGGCTCCATTCCCCGGTAATCAAGCCATACCGCAGCCCTCGATATGCACAAAACCACAGCCCCCGATATGGTTCCCGCCCGCCACTTGACGCATGGGCCTTCCTCGTGTATTGTGAAGGGGAACTTAAGGAGTCCAGCCATGTCGCTCGATTTGATCCTGCCGGTCGCTAATGAATTGCCCACGTCGTTTACCCTCGGGAGGGAACTCACCGAGGAAGACGCGCTGGTGCTGACCCAGGCCCGAGCCCCGAAGCATGCGTCCCTCAAGCGCATCACGTATCGGCACAAGGCCATGGCCCGGGCGATCGCGGCGGGGGTTCCTCTTCCCGAAGTGGCGATGAACTTCGTCATCTCGATCAACACCCTCTACGAACTCATGAAGAACCCCGCGTTCAAGGAGATGGTCGAGTACCACGCCCGCGTCGAGGAAAGCGAAATGACCATCGGGGAAAAGCTCGTCATGGTCGGCAAGCAGTCCCTCGACCGGCTTGGGGAGCGTCTTGACGATGACGAGGAAGCCAAGAAAATCACCATTCCGCAGCTTCTCGAAATCGCCAAGTCCGCCTCGGACCGCACTGGATTCGGCCCCGCCTCGACCAATGTGAGCGTCAATGTCAACGCGGACCTCGCCTCGCGGATGAAGGCTGCTCGTGAACGGGCTCAGCAGTCCATCCAGTCGGAGTCCGCCGCGTGACCCCCGAACAAGAGGACCTCATCATCCACCTCGCCGGGTTCTCCAGCGATCCGCTCGGTTTCGTGTACTTCGCATTCCCTTGGGGCGAAGGCGAACTGGCGGATCGGCCCGGACCTGAACCTTGGCAGGTGGCCCTCCTCACCCAACTTCGGGATGGCCTCATCACCATCGAAGAGGCCATCCTCCTCGCCCGCACCTCCGGCCACGGCATTGGCAAGTCCGCCTGTGTGTCGTGGATCATCCTGTGGGCCATTTCTACATTCGAGGACACCAAGGGCGTCATCACCGCGAACACCGAGAACCAGCTTAAGACCAAGACCTGGGCCGAAGTCGCCAAGTGGTATCGCCTGTGCCTCGCCAAGCCCCTGTTCCATCTTTCCGCCACCGCCCTTTATTCCATCGACCCCGACCATGAAAAGACCTGGCGCATCGACATGGTGCCGTGGAGCGAGCGCAACACGGAAGCCTTCGCCGGCCTTCACAACCAAGGCAAGCGCATTCTGGTGATCTTCGACGAGGCCTCGGCCATTCCCGACGTAATTTGGGAGGTGACCGAAGGCGCGCTCACCGACCGCTTCACTCAAATCATCTGGATTGTGTTCGGCAACCCGACCCGCAACAAGGGCCGGTTCCGGGAGTGCTTCCCCGGAGGTAAGTTCTCCCACCGCTGGCACCACGACACTATCGACTCCCGCACGGTCAGTTTCACCAACAAGAAACAGATCGACCAGTGGATTGAGGACTACGGCCTCGACAGCGACTTTGTCCGCGTTCGTGTTCGCGGGCTGTTCCCCCGCTTGGACCTCGTATCGTTCATTTCATACGAGGCCGCGGTTGCGGCAACAGTCCGCCCCCTTCCTGAGGAAAACCACGCCCCGGTGGTCCTCGGTGTTGACGTAGCCCGCTACGGCGATGACTGCTCCGTCATCTACCCCCGCGCCGGACGGGACGCCCGCTCTCGGGAAATCGAAGTGTACCGAGGTCTCCCCCTCACCCGCTTCGCCAAGCATGTCATCACAGCGGCGGATCGGTGGCAGGCTCGGGCGATCTTTATCGACGGCACAGGTGTCGGCGGGGGTCTCGTGGACATGCTTCGCTCCATGACCAATCGGATGATTTTCGAAGTGAACTTCGGCGATCTTGCCGACGGCACTAACCCCGGCGATTACTCCACCAAGTACCACAACAAGCGTTCCGAGATTTGGGGCGCGGTTCGTGATTGGCTCCCCAACGGCTGCATCCCGCCGGAACTTCCGGGCGGCCTCGAACGCACCCTCGTGGACGAACTCACCGGCCCGTCCTACACCATCACCGATAAGGACGCCATCCAGTTGGAGTCCAAAAAGCTCATGCGCAATCGAGGCGAACCCTCCCCTGACGTGGCGGACGCCTTGGCCGTGACCTTCGCCTATCCCATTGCGATGCCCGATCTCACCGAAGGTCTTCCGCGGCGCGCAACTGTCGACTACGACTACAACCCCTATTCCCGTGAAAGGATGATGTGAGATGTTTGGTTCCAAGAAGTCCTCTTCTTCCTCGGACTCCACTCCGTATACCCCGACCAACGCAGACCCCTCTGTCATCATGGCGGGGCTTCAGGGGTTCAACCCTTCCAAGTCCCTCCCCGAGTTCTCCACCGCATTCAAGTCCCTCATCGGTGGGGCCGGGGGCCGGGGCATTATGCCATTTGGCAACAAGCGTTCCCTCATCGGGGGATCGTCTCTCACCCTCGGAGGTTCCGCATGATCCCCATTTCCGCTGAGAAGCTGAACCTCAAAAAGGCCACCCTCGTCACTCTCCAGTCCATCCGCCGTCCCTTCTGGAACGTGTGGCGGGACATCGCGGACTATCTCCTTCCGGTTAAGTCCCAGTGGCTGCAGTCCGACACCGAGCGCCGTTCGTCCTCGAAAGACCTCACCAACCCGATGATCCTCGACGGGACTGGGACGCTTGCAGCCGAAACCCTCGCGGCCGGCCTGATGAACGGCATCGCATCCCCCGCTCGACCGTGGTTCAAGTTGGGCCTCGTTGGTTTCGGCGATGACCTCTCCCGTCCGGCCCGTATCTGGCTGGACGAAGTTGAGTACCGTATGCGTTATGTCATCAGCGAGTCCAACTTCTACAACGCCCTCGCAGTGTTCTTCTCCGACCTCGTATTCTTCGCTAACACCGCGATGGCGATTTACGAGGATGACGATAAAGTCATCCACTGTCAAAACTACACCATCGGCGAGTATTATTTCGATCTCGATAACCGCGGCCGGGTGTGCCACTTCGCGCGGCAGTTCTCCTGGACTGTCCTGCAGGTCGTTAAAGAATTCGGCCTCGACAATGTGTCCGACCGGGTCAAGCGTCTTTACAAAGAGGGCAAAATCCTCGAGACGGTCAAACTGACCCACATGATCGAGCCGAATATCGGCATCCTCCCCTCCGCGTTCGAGTACGTCGAATATTACTGGGAGGACTCCGAGACCGACCGCGTTCTCCGGGAGAAGGGCTTCTCCGAAAAGTTCACCCTCATCGCTCGGTGGGAGGTGTCCGGCAACGACGTTTACGGAGTCGGCCCGGCGAACAACGCCCTTCCTGACATCAAGCAACTCCAGCATGAGACCCGGAAGAAGGCTCAGGCGATGGACAAGATGGTGTCCCCGCCGCTGCTTGCGGACGTTATGCTGGAGGGCAAACCCCTCGGGCTCTTGCCCAATGGGGTGAGCTTCGTCCCCCGCCTCGATGCGAACAATGGCGTTCGCCCGCTGTATACTGTCAATCCGCCCATCGGCGAGATGTCGCAGGACATCATGGCGGTGCAGCAGCGCATCCAGATGGCGTTCTACAACTTCCTCTTCAACAAAGTCACCACCCTCCCGACCGTTCGCTCAGCGAAGGAAATCGAAGCCATCGAGGGCGAAAAACTCACCCTCCTCGGTCGTGTGCTGGAGCGGTTCGAAAACGAGGCCCTCGATCCCGCCATCAATCGCATCTTCTCCATCATGGCTCGGAAGGGAATGTTCCCCCCGGCCCCGGCCGAACTTCAAAATCGCGACCTGCAAATCCGCTACGTCTCCCTCATCTCCGCCGCGCAGTCTGCTGCCGGCACCGCGTCGACCGAGCGGTGGCTTCAGTTCGGCGGTTCCCTCGTGGCTGTGTGGCCCGAAATTCGGGAAATCCCTGACATCGTGGACGTGTTTACCCGCTACGGTAAGGACCTCGGCGTC